AGTTAGCCGCTATTAGAATCCGAATCCGTTTTTTTGATGTTCATAAATCCGAAGCAAAGCAAATTTGCTGTATGGTTGTATTCGAGGTGATTTTTCTTGTCGCCAATGATCCGGTTAAAAATATCGCATGGAACTACGGTTGAAAGTGCGTGAAAAAAGGCTTGGATATTTTCTTCGCTGTCCAACTCTTCAATGTCAATTTTAACGTCTGCGTCATCCGTGAAAACCTTTTTAATGTGTGGCCCAAGTATCGCAGCATACTGAACCCATTTTGGTTGATCTTGCATAATAAGTTGTTTTTTAGTGTGAATTAAAGCGGCTAACCCTGCTTGCCCGTACACCGCCCGCTAAACGCGGCGCGGCGTACAAGCCGCAGTTATGCGAGAAAACATAGTGGATCGTTCTTTATGTCAATGACTACGTCTTCGACGGGCCTGTTATTTGGTGCGCTGAAACACCCATCTTCCCATATCACAACAAACCCATCCCCTGGTTGAAAATCAACGCTAATTTCTGCCTTGAAAAATGGCTGTAAAATGCTTGCTATCTGACCACAAGCCCCGTCCATTAGGACTTTTGCATTTTCTGCTTGTTTGAGCAATTTTTTTATGTCTTTCATTTTGTAAGTTTTAAATCCGCATAACTCGGCAGGCTTTGCGTTACCTGCCATTAAGCAGACAACTTCTTCAAGCATTTAGGGCAATTAATTTCACGGCTTGTTTTAGCCCATCCGTTACCTCTACGACCCGGCTCTGCTCCACATTCAGCCTTTGTGAACCAATCACCTCCCGTTGTTGGTGGCAATGGCTCAACAGCGTGAACAATTGTACCAGCATCCCTGTGTGCGCCATTCCAAGCCCTACCAGATTTAACGGCAGGTAACACATTATTGCCGGCAATGGCGGGTGTAGTGCTTAATTGGTCATTTGTGTTATTCATATACTTTTGTTTTTAAGTGAAACATTGTGCTTTTAACCCGCCACTGCGGCAATAATCGGAACGTTAAAATGGAATATCTTCATCATCCTTCGGCCTCATCGCCGAAAAGTCAACGGTTTGCATTTTTGGAGGCTGCTCAAATTCAGGAGCGTCGGAAACGAGGTTTTTAAACATTGTGCGCGGCCCATCAAAGCCAAGCAGCACGGTTTTAGGCGACCCGTTCCGGTGCTTGGCAAGGATTATTTCAGCCCGGCCTTTTGTGTCGTTCCCGTCGCTGTCCTGCTGTATGTCGTAATACTCCGGGCGGTAGATAAATGCTACAATGTCCGCATCCTGTTCGATTCCGCCGCTGTCGCGTAGGTCGGATAGCATTGGGCGTTTTGATCCGCCGCGTATCTCAACAGCCCGGCTAAGTTGGGAAAGCGCAATAACTGGAATATCCAATTCCTTTGCCAGCGCCTTTAGTCCGCGTGACATTGCCGACACCTCCTGCTCCCGGTTTTGCCCGGTTTTGTTGTCCGATCCAATCAATTGAAGGTAATCCACAATAAGCAAGCCAATGCCATGCTTTTTGTGCATTCTGCGGGCCTTTGCCCGTAGCGCTGTTATTGGAAGCCCCGCACTGTCATCAATGTACAGCTCAACGCCTACAAAAGCCTGTACGGCGGCATCAATGCGGCGCATATCGTCCGTGCTGACCTTGCCGGTTCGTATTAGTTCACCGGATATTCCCGTCTCCGAAGCCGCAAGGCGCTGAACCAGTTGGGCGGCGGGCATTTCCATGGAAAACACACCAACCGGCGTACCGACTTTTGCAGCATTCAGGGCAATGTTTAGCGCAAGGGCCGTTTTGCCCATACCCGGACGGGCGGCAAGAATAATAAGATCGGACTTTTGTAGCCCACCTGTGGCCTTGTTTAGGGCAGAAAGCCCCGTATTAACCCCGGTCAACCCGTCCGGGCGCTCTATCGCGGCGGTAAGTTGGCGCATAACTTCGGCCCCGGCGGCGGCAAGTGTCACGCCGTCTTTACCTGAATAGTTTGTGATTCCAAAAAATTCACGTTCAACGTCTGCAAGCAAGTCAAACGGATCCTGCGCCGGGTCGTATGCGTTACTGATTGCGTTCGATGCAATTTCAATTACCCGCCGCTTTATTGCCGCCTGTTCAATGATGCGGGCATGGTACTCCACGTTGGCAGATGACGCTACCCGGTTCGTTAGTTGTGTCAGTGCGTACGCGCCGCCGATGGCATCCAGATGCCCTGACTTGCGCAATTGATCCGAAACGGTCAATATGTCAATCGGGGAATTTGAAGCCGAAAGGATTAGACACGCCTCAAAAACAGCCCGGTTCGAGGAGTGGTAAAATGACTCCGGTCGCAAGATGTCCGACACTACGCCGATCGCATCGCGGTCAACCATAATCGCGCCCAAAACCGCTTCTTCGAGGGATACAGCGGACGGCATCTCTTTGCCGAAAACGTAGCCGCTCAGGTCGGCTTGGCTCTGGTTATTCTTGCGCCGTGTTGCGTATGGTGTTTGTTGCTGTCCCATTACGATATTATTTTATGGCGTGCGTAGGGGTTTTGATCTGTTGAGCGCAGTGTTGGCCCTTCGGAGCGGTTGTTTTGATGCGCGGGCGCGCCTTGCGAAGGCTGCTGAAAGCGGGACTGATCTTTCCACCACGTATAGAAACGGGCGTTTAGGTCGCGGTACTGCTTCCCGCCTGCACCGTATCCCTTTTCGATTGCGTGCGCTGCAAAGCGCTCTACTACGTCTTTGCGTTCTGATGGTTTCATTTTACCCGCTATTGTTGCCTGGTAAATTTTTTCTTTTTCTTGTTCTCCAACCGGGGTGCTGTAAAAAGCGTGGATGCGCTCAACCATTTCGCTAACCGTATCCGCGTTCACGAAGTCTCGAATGTACGGCCCGGCGGGGGGGGGCTCCGGAACGGGGGGGGCTTTTGACGTTTCGGCTTCTAAGGGTAAAAAATCATTTTGCGCGGGCGCGTTTCTCTCTCTCTCTTTCTCTTCTTTCTTAATCTTACTATTATTTACTTCGTCAACTTTGTTTACGTCCGATGTAAACTTAGTTGACACTTTTTGTAAACTTTGTTTACGTTCGATGTAAACTTTGTTTACACTCGCTTTGTCAACTTTGTTTACACCGTTATCTGAATCAATAAACAAAACGGTAGCCCGCAAGAACCCGCCTACGGCGCTTTGTTCGATCAATTTTAGCGCCTCCAGCTTGTTGCACATTTTGTACAAACCCTGCCGGGTGATACCAACAAAGTCCGCCAATTCGTCTTTCGTATCGCAACACCAACCGGCTACTTTTTGTGATGGGTACCCCTGCCGGAAAAGTAGGTATGCGCAAAGCGCGTATTCATCTCGGCTAATTTCAAGCGATTTGCGGGCGATCTCGTTAATTAGCGTTGTTCGGCGTTTCATGGTTTAGGCAGTCTAATTGTGAAAGAATGTCAACAAATGTGAATCCAATTAAAAAATACTCTGCACTATTCTTTGGCTTAATAGCTTTCTGTGCATAATCTAAAGCGCTAAGCGCGTCAAGGTGCTCAAGAATAGCAGTTTCGCAAATGTCAAAAATTTGCAAATACCTTTTTTCGGAAACTCCAACCCCATCATAAACAGATTCTTTTGTGTGGTCAATGTTTAGCATAGCAGTAAAAATAAAAAGCCCTTTGAAATTTGAGCGAGGGCGTTTAGGGTGCCAACAACGGAATCACACTCCGTTTCTCGCTCAAACTGCAAAGGGCAGGTTGAGAAACTAACTCTTTGCCTGTGTGATAGGCTGTGCGTTTCGCCCGGTTTCCTACGCCGGACGGCCCCTTTGGGCATTGCAAAGATAATCACTTTATTTCAAAAACCAACTCGTTTTTATGCACGCTTTTAGGCTCCGCTTCCAGCGCTTCTAAAGCGGCCTGGAGTATTTTCTTTGCTTCTTCCGCGTCGCCTGTGCTGATGCTGATGGCTATTGGATTTTTACAATAATTTTAGCATCGCTAAACATTTTTTGAGCGGCATCTAAAATAGCAGACTTATCAAAGCCTTGTGTAGCTATTACGTCAAATGAAACAGGTAACACTTTTGGAAAATCGCCGATAATCCAACCGGCTTTTGTGGATTTAATATGGGCACTTCCGTCGCGGTTCCACTCGCCTTCAATAAATACAATTTTTTGTGTGGCTTCGCTTGCTGCGCTTTCGTAGCAAAGACCTTTTTGTACAAGCTCTGACTTAATTTGTTCAAAGTTAATCATGTCGTTTGTTTTTACTGCGTTTTTGATAGGTCAAAGATACACACACTTCAATAAGTTGTGCAAGTTTTTACACAACTATTTTAAAATTATTTTTTATGGCAATAAAAAAGCCGCCTACCGCACATGGTGCGGCAAGCGGCAGGCAAAACCCGATCTTCCGATTTTCGGCGTTCCTTCCGAACGATACCTGTCGCTTCAGGTCATCGGGGTATCTTAATGTAAAAATTTACACTCTACGCACCTGTGAATCATCATAACCACAAAAAGTATGATAAATAGTGCCCGCCGGTATGCGGCTTCGGAGTTAAGCTTTATAACCCTCATAAGCCGCTACATTTAGCCATGCAAAGCGCGGCGGTGAGGATAAAAACGACCTGCAAAGTTTTTTCGATCTTGTTTTTCATCATTTCAAGTTTTTACAAAATTCAATCAGTACGTCGGCATGGCACGGATCCCCATCTTGGCAAAAACAAGCGAGGTCTTTGCCGATCAATTCTGAAAGGTTCAATTTTCCAAAGCCGATTTGCTCGATCAGCCAACCCCTATACCGATCAACCGCAATTTGTGGAGTGACACGCGGGCCATCCGAAAACGGCCCAATCAGGTCGCCGACTTTGTGCGGGTTGCCCCATTTTGTTGGTCTGCCTACATAGATCGTATTGGGCGGCATCTTCCAACCCTTTGCGCGTTTGCGTTGTATCCGTTTCATGTCCTAATTTTTGACGGTTAATCCTTGCCCGTTGCACGTCTGTCAAAGCGTGTAGTTGCCCCATGTTCCAGTTGTTCCTGATCCGCCGCATTCCAAGCAAGTCTGTATTTGTTCGGCGGATTCTTTGATTTCTGCAAGCCTGAATTTCATCAGGTCTTGCAATTGTTCATGTGCTGACTTTCTGCTCATTTCGGTATGTTTTGAATGATGAATGATAAAAGCGTGAATACTCCAACTAATAGCCCCGATACGAGGGCAATTTCCACGATCAAAATTAGAGCCAAAAGGAGGGCTGGCACCACCGGAATCGGCAGCAATGCAGCTACCAAAATAGCCCACGGGTTCACCGGGTAGCCAACATACCAAAGCCATGCGGCGGCTATTAGCGCCCCGACGGCGTTCGGTATCCACGACCAAAACCATTCCATGTATCCGGCGTGATGCGGCATTGATGCTGACAACTTGCAAAACCACCGATGCACGCGGGCCTCGTGGTTCTCCCTGAACAGCGACGGCACCGCAAGCGCTGTGCGCACTTTTACGGGCATATTCATCGCCCGCGTTAAGTCCATTTCAACACCCTTTCGGCGTGCTTTGTAGTCGGAGGATATACCGATCTTAAACCTCCACGGAAACGCGAAGGAGTAAAAGCAGTATATCCAGCCGATGGATGGTAATTTCATTTTGTGTCGCTTAGCGCGTTTTCAATTATCTCAATATTGAAAAGCGAAACAGTAGCCGTCATCAATGAATCATTTTCTTTGTCGTAAAACGATATTTGAACCTGTGCCAAGTCGCCAAATTTATTTGAATCATTGACCCTAACTACAATGTCCGCGCCTTTTTTGGGCCTAAAAAATGACTTAGAAACCTTATCGTATCCGCATTTTTCAAGATGCGCCCTAATTTGTTCAGTGTTTATTGATTTCATCTTTGAATTGATTTAGGTAGTCATCTCTTTGTGTGTTCGGTACGTCCTGTGAGTGCGCAGCGTAAATGTACACGACAAGGCAAAGGAAAGACAAGATCGGTATAATAGCCAAAGCGGCGGCGGCGTAGTCGGTCATGTCTTTTTGTTTTCGTAAAACCAAGCAGCTGCGCAAGCATCTGCCGGGTTTTTGTGTACAAATGATACAATTTCAGGATCTCTGTATGTGCCTTGGTCTGTATATGCTACCCATGTATCTGCTTCAAAGCTAAGTCCACACCCCGGCAATTCTTTCAAAATGTCCATAGCCGTCGGGGCGAATACGCAGTTATCTGCTTCAAGAAAGCGGCATAAGTGCAAATACACAATATCGCTTTCTGATAGATAATCAACCGTTCCATCATTGTTGTTTATGTGTATGCGGTACTTTGCACCTGATTCGCTATACCAAATTTGCCCGCGCTCCGGCGCTGGCTGCGGAAAACCTGCATCCGCAAGGCGTTTTGCTGTTTCTCGAATTACGTGTTCCATGTTAGTTAGTTATAAGGTGAGGAAACAATACCGCGCCCGCCTCCGGTAACGCGAAGATTAGGAACGAGCCAATCGGTAACGCGGTCTGCAAACCATGTAAGAACGGCTGCCAGCGGCACCATAAGCCACAAGCCAATGTCGGCCCACACCATCCAAAGGAAGGCGTTAATAAGTAGTACCACGGCTATAATCCAGACGCTTACAAGCGTCAAGGCGGCGGCGTTCTGCTGGATAGTTACAATCCAACGGCCTGCCAGCACTTGCCCGTACACGCTTACAAGGCTCTCGTTTGCAGCCGTTTTGGCTACATACCGAAAAATAAAAATGCAGCACACCAAAAAAACGGCAAGGCTCGAAAACAGCCACATAAAGAAGTCCCAAACAGGGGCAATGCCCTGCCATAGCTTTGCCTTCCAGCCGGTTATCTCCACCTTGTAACCGTCCAGCCTTTGCGCCATTTCCATGCTGTCAGGAAAAGAAATACCGCCGCTTGGCTGCTCAACAGGATCCAGCGCAAGCGAACGCGGGCGCACCGGGTCGCCCGTGGTTGATGGCGTGTACTCGTTCGAGTATTTCACCCGCGTAGCCGTTTCAGATACCGAACCTACGGCGGAGCCGCGTGCAACCACTTGCCCGCCTTTTTTTATATACAAAAGCGTGCCTCCCTGGTCGTTGAACTGCGAAAGGCCAGCCGTTTTTTGCAATAGCGAGGTGTACTCGCTTTTGCCGTCGCCTTGCCTGTGGTACGATTGATCTTTGCGGCCAATTTGGAAAACGTACTCAACGGCTTCGCCGGGTTGCGGTATTTCAGCAATGCGGGTTCCAAGCGCCTCATCAACTTGGCGCGTCTTGCTTTGCCCGAAGGCGGCTGTTGTGATGAAAATAAAAATGATGGTGCGGATCATGGCTTTAGATTGTTTTGATGAAAATTGATTCAGCCCCTTCGGGGTGTAACTCCATTTTTGCCGTCGTTGCCCACTTGGAAAACTCAAAGGCAAAGTAGGCAATGTACTGCCGGTAGGTTTCGGTTGTTTCTGATGTGTGGTCAATTGTTCCGCACCATTCCGCTGCCTGCTCTAACCAAGGCTCGTTCCCGCGTGTGAAAACAAACGGCTTACCACCCGTCAACACCATGCACTCGTTTTTGAACGGCGGGACAATAGCTGCCCAAATGGCGTGTGTAATGGCGTTGCTGTTTTTAATGTCGGCAGCCCTTTGGCGGAATGTCGGCACGTCTTCGCCGGATAGAAGACATATTAAAATGTCCGGCGCAATGGACGGCGGCCGCCATGCGTCGCCTGCTGGCAGAGCGTTTGCTGTTTCAGGCGGCGCGTTGAGCGCACGGTATTTGAGCGCGTTGTGTGTGCCGATACCCATAACCGTGAACACTACCAGGGTGAACACTACGGCAATAGCCGCGCCGGTTTGCATAACCACCGAAACGGCTATCGCACCGGCAGACTGCGACACCAAAGACAAGGCTACGCAAGCGCACACGATGCCGACGGCTACGGCCCCTCCCCAAAAAAGCAGATGCGGGTAGTATTTTTGGTTGGCACTCATCCAGTTTGAAACGTGGATAGGCGCGTACCTTACAATTTTTTCAACGTGCCAAAACGTTGTATTTGGCGATTTCGTGGCGGCATCCGTTACTTTGTTCATGGTATTGTTTATCAGTGTGTTACAATATGTTTTGGCGATTATGCGGTTATGTCTTTATTCGCCCCCTCCCCCGGCCTTTGATAGGGCGGCATGGTAGCGTTCAATTGTTCGCTTGCTGTATCCTTTACGGCCCTTCATTCGTACTACAATTTTGGCGCAAGTCATAGTCCGCATCAGTGATTTTATTTGCAAAACCTTGACCGTGTTCAGCTTTTGTACGCCGGTTTCCCGGCTTACTTTTTCCATTTCGCCCGGCGTTATGTGCGCTCCTGCGTTGGTTACGGCCCACTGGATTGCCCGCCCGTCGTCTACCACTTCGCCAGGCGCGTCTGCGAGGCTTGGCCGCTTCGCCTGTGGTGTTGGCTGCTTTTTTACGTGGGTTTTGCCGGGTCTGATATTGATAATTTTCGACATTGTGCGCTTGTTAATGTAGTGCAAAGTTACACAACAAACCGACATTACGCGCAAAATGTCGTACAATTATTTTTTAATGGCGTAAAATGTCGTTTGCTTCCTTCGCGTACATATCTGCTACCGTCCGACGAACCTCGTTCCATCCGTCAACCATTGACCAACCGTCGGCGCTGCGTTTCAACGCCTTTTCAAGTTCAGCAACCCGAAGGCGCAAGCTATCCGCGTCCGCTTTTTCCTTTTCCGCTGCGCTGTGCTTTTCACTCGTAAGGCTGAACGTGACAGCCACCGCGTAAACGCCTGCCGCGCTGAACAAAGCTGCCAGGATGCAAGCGATGTAGAACGGCATTTCCGTCGTTTCCCAGTACGAAAAAGGCAGCGTGTTTGATTTAGCCGCCTGAACGGCGCGAAGGTTGAACAAAACCAAGTGAACAAAAAAGGTCAGAATTTCAAGCACCACCACAGCGCCTAAACCAGCCTTTGCCGTCTTCCGGCTTTCCGGGTTTTTAGCCATGCTCAAAGCGTGAAACGAAACCAGCGCGTAAGGAACTGCGAACGCCAACCCCATTTCGCGTAGCGTGAACCATAGGCCATAAACCGCCGTCGCAATTGTGGTGTAGTACACCACGTCCAGCATCGTTACAACCGGCAACATGCTTTTTTTAGGCTGCACAACAGGTACAACTTCCTGCACCTGAACGGGTGCCTGGTCCACTCGTTTTGCAGGTACGGCCCGGCGGCGTGCCTGTTTTTCTGAAAGCGCGGCGAAGTCGCGTAGAATCTGTGAATCATGCGAACGCGCCGCCTTGATTTCGGGTACTTCATCAAGATGCCCGTTTTGATGCTTGCCTGCGTTGAACTCTGCGAGCAGTTGCGCGGCTGCGCTCGCTGCTTCCGGCGTGCGCCTTGTCGTTGGCTCGCTCATGCGTTGGAGCAATGCCGTAGCGGCGTACGCTGGCAAAACGGTATCAAATCCGTCGTGTGGCTTCCCGAACTCGCGCCGGTATTGCTTCGCGAGCGCGTCCAGTGTTATTTGTAGGTGTGCTGAAATTGCGCGGAGTGTCATTTCGTTTCGTATTTCCATGCGCGCAACAGCGCAATATGTGCAAGATAAACGGGGCATTTGTGTCCCGCTAACACCTTCGCCTCTAAGGCATCACAGTTTCCTTTGAAACATCCTGCATAAATAGTCCATTTTCCATCTCCCCAAATCGCGTGGCATATACGCCCGCTTGTCGGCATCGGTCCAAACTGGTAAACATTTTTGGCCCCCGTCAGGTTGGACCCCGTCAGGTCGGCACCCTTCAGGTTGGGCCCCGTCAGGTCGGCCCACGTCAGGTTGGCATCCTTCAGGTTGGCCACCGTCAGGTCGGCCCCATTCAGGTTGGCCCCCGTCAGGTTGGACCCCGTCAGGTCGGCACCCGTCAGGTTGGCCCCCGTCAGGTCGGCCCACGTCAGGTTGGCCCCATTCAGGTTGGCCCCATTCAGGTTGGCCAGCGTCAGGTTGGCATCCTTCAGGTCGGCACCCGTCAGGTTGGCCCCCGTCAGGTTGGCCCCATTCAGGTTGGCATCCTTCAGGTCGGCACCCGTCAGGTCGGCCTTTTGTCCGCCTTTGCCGCTAAGCCAATCGGCGTGTTTTTTAAGAATTGTTTCAATGTCCATGTCGTTGTGTTTTTATGCTTTCGCGTTTTCGATGGGTCAAAGGAAAACTACCTTAAAATACTGTGCAAGTTTTTGTGCAATTATTTGTAAACTATTTTTTTGGGCATGAAAAAACCCGCCCTGCGAGGTCGCAAAGCGGGGTTTGTGTGTGAGTAGGTGGTGTGTAGTTTATTTGCCCATTTGGGCCAAAAGGCTCAACAGCGGGTTGCTATTCATTTGTTTTGCGCGCTGTTGGATTTGCCCGATAGCATAGCCCATTAACGCCGCCTCAACCATACTTTGAGGTTGAATGACGTTGAGCGCAAGCTCAAACGTATCCACCATGTCTTTGCCCAGGATATGTGCAATTTTTGCTTCGTTACAAATTTCGTCAAAGCGCGGCTCATCAATTTGCAGCCCTTCGACCATGTTTGCGCCTTTGAGGTTCAGTTTGTACTGTTTTTTTTCTTGCATTGTTTTTAATTTGTAAATAGTTTGATCAGAACGGAAGATCGTCCCCATACTGTTGCACTGGCTCCACGCGCCCCGGCGTAGCGGTTACACCCGCGAGCTGGTCGCCTTTTTGTATGTCGTGATTGGCGCGAACGTTCTGGTTTGCTGGCAGGTCGTAAGGTTGGGCTGTATTTCCGACGGCATCGGTTGACGGCATCCGCGTTGGCTGTGTTTCTTCTTTAGGAACATCCACGGCTGCGGGCTTTGCTTTATAGTATTCGTGGCGGGCGCGTTCTTCCTCTTGCGCACTCACGCAAATAGCGTGCAGGTCTGGCTTTGTCGCTGCGGACAACAGCCCGCACACAAAGTCTGGTGCCCAGTACATTTTATCCATGCCAGACCATTCCTGCCCTTTTTTGTCCACCCCATAAAATCCTTTTAGGGAAAAGCCCCAGAGCAGATCGTTATCGGCAAGGCCAAGCAAAAAAGTATTTTTCTGCTTTGCGTTTATCAGTGCGCGTTCGAGTCCGGCCCGAACCGTTGCTGTGGTTTCGATCTCAACTACTTCGCCAATTTCAATACAATAGGCAACCAAGAAGATAGTAAATTTTGCGCGTTCCGGCAGGTTTGGCTTTATGTCCGTTGCGTAAATGCCTGACAAAATCGGCGGGTACTTTTTCTTGTCTCCGCGCCATTCAAATTTATTAGAAGCAGAAACATGAAGCACGTCTTTCCGGGTGTCTTTTACTCGGTTTGACCAATACGATACGTCATTGTCAAAATCTTTACCGGAAATGCCCGCGTAGCTATCAAGCAATACAAAGTTGAATTTTGGCAGCGGGGTCTTTGTTTTGCTTTCGCTGTCTCGGGTATGGAACCCGACTTCGCCGGAGTTGACCTGCGCCGGTAGTTGGCTTTTTGCGGCCTCGACTAAATTTGCGGGCGCTTCGCCTGATTTGTACGATACTGGAATAGGCTTTTTTAAAGTCCGTCCGCCTTGGCCTGTTGCACCCTCCGGGGGTGCATCGAAAAAATTGTCTTGCATAAAATATGGTTAAAAATGTGAAAAATCTATTTGCGCGGGTCAGGCTGTGGCAGATGCACAACCGGCACAAATACCGGCTTAGGCGGCCACTGCTTTTCAGCCTTTTCCAGTAGGCGTTTTTCTTCATGGATTGATTCAGCCAATCCGGCTACATTGGTGCGGAATTTTACCGGAATTTCAATACGACCCCAAAAATTCCAGGATGCGTACATTTTCCCTTCCGGGCATTTGGGCGCTACTGCTTTCCAGCATTCAAAGCGGGTTTGCGCCGTTTCTGGGATTTCTCCGAGTAGCGCCATGGCGGCGCGTAGGTCTGGGTGGATTGTTTTATCCTTTTGCATGGTATTGCGGATGGTGGCTTGATGTTATTGCCTGTTCGTAAATCGCTTGTCTGTTTTCTTCTCCGAACATAGCGGAATATGGCGAAACGTCATTTTCGCCGATAAAACACGATGTTATTGTAACGTCGCTACTTTCGCTGAACCCGTCCGCGTCCGTCTCTGTGATGACTTCCGCTTTGATGCGTGCGTAGCAATCGTAGCCGATCAGAAAATCAAACTCGACGGTAACGGGCGCAGCCGTTGTCGGGGTTGATCGCTCCGCGCGGAGCATTTCATGCGTGGTGATCAGGAATTCGTCCATCATTTATCTATTTTTTGGATAGTTGAAAAATCGTATTTTGACCACTCGTTTTTAGACGCTGTACCGTCTTTTTTCACATTTAAAATGCGTGGGTAAGGGCCGCCAAAACTGGAAAATATGTACCCAGTAAAAAAGCCTTCGCCAATATATATTTGCGCGTTATTGTAGGTTTGCTTTAAAACAGCCACCTTTTCGCCAATTTCAAAATCTGATTCGGAGTTTAGTGCGGCGATCAATTCAACCTTCAACCCCCTTATTTTAAGTTGGATTTTGGCAAGTTCACTTTCATGGTCTTTGATTTGCTTTTTGATTTGTTCAGACTTTTTCATCGTGTTCTCTTATTTTTTCATGAATGATTGCCGCAAGTTGCCAGGCGGCGGTTATTTTTTGTTCGGTGGGGTTTTTTAGGGTTCCAATTGCGACATAAACCCGACGTTTTGTTGCACGCCATTCCGTCGGGATAATGGAAATCAAAAATCGCAAATCGCCTTTACAGGCGTTTGCTTTGCGGTGTAAGTTATCCATTTTTGCCCAAGTTTTTAATCCGTTCGCCCAAAGCCTCAAATGCCTCAAACGCGGCATCTTCTTCGCTTTTTCCGTTTTCGATTGCAAGAAGATATAGGGAATCAATCCAACCAAAATAAGCATTTTTAAGATTTGGCTCAAAATGGTCAACTACTTTTTTAACGTGCCCGATGGTAAGAGTTTCTCCATTTGTAAATTTTGCCATGTCGTTTTCGTTTTAATTATGCACAAATGTACACCGACCTTACAACCTGTGCAAGTTTTTGCACAACTATTTTTTGCAAGACACAAAAAAGCCCCCGGCGCATTCGCCGGAGGCACAACAAAACAATCCAAAATGAAAACGATCCTAAAAAGCAGGTATGCCGGTGCGTTCCTCGATAATCGCAAGGAACGCGGGTGCGGCCTTAAACTTGACTTTGTACCGTTCCGGGGTTTCCCACGGATCGCCGTTCGGGTCAACGCCTGAGTCAGGGGCGCGTAATTCGAGCGTAAACGTGCCGAAGTCCTTTACTTCAACCCGACCATCGAAAACACAAAGCGCGTCTGCAATCGTGGAATGTTCGGATTTCAGCACGTCAATAATTTCATGAACGTCGTACTTTTCAATCTGTGCCCCGTCGTCGTCAATCAACAACGATGAAACAATGTTCCGCGCAATGTCGGAGCGGTCGAACTCTGTGCCTTCCATTTTCATGCCTTCGCTTTTTTTTCGGTTTGAAGATATTGCCATGTTTCGGATCCAGTCACAGCCATGAGAAACATTGACACGTAGCGCACCACCTCGTTAGCCCATTCAGGCAAGGTGAACAGGCCGTAGTACATGCCGGAACTTGCGCCGTTCAGGATCAGCCCAAGGCCGAACAGTATTGCGGCCGCCACAGCCGGATTTTTGGCTTTGAAGCCAGAAAAGAATTGGGCAAGGAACTTGATAAGAAAATCCATAATGCGTTTATTTTAGTCGTTAACGTTTCAAAATTTGTAGTGTAGCTTCCATGCGGGCCAACTTAATACTTTGCTCTTCGCGTGCGCGGTTGCATTCATGTATCTCAAGGCGTAGCGCTGAAATTTCGAGGCGATAGCCGTTTAGCTGCTCTGAATGAGCCTTTTTTAACTCTAGAACTTCAGAACGTAGTGCAAGGTACTGCCTTCCGTGGTATCCGTCAACCTGCACGATACCCCACAACAGGCCAACGATACACATAGTCATAACAGTGAACGCCAGGCCGTTTTTAATCAACTTGGCAACACCTTCGCCAAGAGCTTTGTACAATGCTTGGTACATTTCTGATCTATTTTTATCTTCCATGATAGCACGGTTTGCCGTATAAATGCAAAACCGTGCCGTTTTCTTTAAAAAAATCACATTTCTTTCAGTCCGCACCACCGCTCATCGTACCACCCTTTGAGGGCGATGAGCTGCGCGGAAATGACGGGTATTTTCGGATTGTCCCACCAATACTGCACCACCCGCGCCTTTTGAAAGCGGCCCTTGTACTGCGGCTGGATAAACCGCGCAAAGTTTTGGTTGGTGAAGTATTCGAAGGAAAGCAGGTTAAAAAATTTCGTATGCGTCGGATCGCCAAACGCCCCGGCCCCTTCGGCGCTTGGTACTTCGATAAGCAGAAACCCGCCCGGCGCAAGAACCCGGTATGCTTCGTTGAAAAAGTGAATCGGGTCGGCAAGGTGTTCTAGGACGTGGTACGCCCGAAGAACGCCAACGCTGTTGTCATCAAAAGGCCACGGCTCGTTCAGGTCTGCGATAATGCCAGCATCCAGCAGGTCCACACTAATGTAGCCTGGAGGCGTAGCGATACGCCCGCCCAGGTCGAGCATATAGTACCCTTCGTCTTGCGCCCACCGCTTGTACATCGCTTCCGCGTGATTGCAGTAGTTCGCGTCCACCTGCGCTTGCACTTCTGCGTTCCGGTTGCTACCGTTGCAGGTGTTCCCGCTGTGGACGTTGTATAAGTATAGGCACTTATCAATGTGACAAAAACCGTCTTCTCCGTGGTCGCTGTACATGCGGCAGATCAGGTCGTGGTCGTCACCAACTGCGATTTCGGGGTTGTGTCCACCGATAGCCCGGTATGCGCTTGCGCGAAAAGCCCGGACGTGGTTGGGTGCCCACTCGATGCGGCGCATGTAGTGCGCCTTTTCTGGGAAAGCGATATTTTCGGTGCCGTACTCGTTTTCGCGGGTCTTCCAGCCGTATTGCGGCCCGTAGGTATTGAACGTGCCGTCCTCGCGTTTTTCTACGCTGTTGGAGTAAGCGCACACGGTGAGCTCTCGGCGAAACGCCGTTTCGATTTCATCAAGCGCGTCCGGCGTCAGTTGGTCGTCAAAGTCCAACTCTACCAGCACATCGCCCGCGCAGGCGAATGCGGCCTGCTGTTTGAGCCTGCCAATGTTCCCGGTATGGTCGGCACTTAATAGTTTCACCCAGCTGGTTGAAAGCATTGTGGATGGTAGTTTGATCTGCAGTCCGTCGCCGTTCAGCAGGATAACCCACTCATGCGGCGGGGCTTCCTGACGGCGCAAACTTTCGAATGCGGCTTGTACATATTCCACCGCCGCTTGGTCGGATCGGTGAACGGGAGTGAATACAGAGATTGTCATGCTTTGCTGCGTTTTTATTATTATCATTGAATAGCTACGAGTGCTGCCTGAATGGCTGCACGCAAGTCTGCGGCATCCACGTCTTTGATTTCTTCGCGGATGGCCTGGTATGCCAGCGCCGACATACCGCGCTGCTCGCGTTCGGTTTTGAGCAGCGACTTAATGCGGTCGCGTTTGTTCAGCGCGTCCACTTCTTCGTCGTACTCGTCCGGCACCAAGTCCAACGTTTTGCCTTTGTACTGCGTAAGGTGCGCGGGCCATTCTGTAGTGGGTAGCGATGCCAGAATCCCCGTGTATCGGGCTATGTTTTTGTCGTACTGGATGATTTCGCGTTCGCGAATTACCAGCTCGGTAGCCAGTTCGTTTAAGTTGTCTTGTGTGTTGATCGTTAGAAAATCCATGCTGCGTTTTTTTATGGTTGAAATGCTACGCCGTTTGCGTTTGATCCAATTAAGGTGCCTGGGTCGCTATATTTAGTGCCGAATCCTGACGACCATGCGTAGGCAGATGTGTATGTGCTTGTATCGTGAGCCAATACTATATCAGCTCCATCTGGAGAAAAAGAAATATTATTTGCTACTCCAGCAGGCAATGTAGCAGGATTGCTGTACTTCGTGCCGAATCCTGACGACCACGGATAAGCAAAAACCCTTGTCGTGCCAAGTGCAGATACTGCTATATCGGCTCCATCAGGAGAAAATGCAACACCGGTTCCTGTCGCATCAGGCAATGTCCCAGGATTGCTATATTTTGTCCCAAATCCAGCGCTCCAAGGGTATGCCGAAACGCGAGGCGATGTAGAGTGGCCTACTGCTACAGTAGTTCCATCAGGAGAAAACATAAGACGATTTGCATTTCCGCCAGGTATTGTCCCCGGATTGGCATACTTCGTACCGAAGCCAGCGCTCCAAGGGTATGCTGAAATGCCCGGGCTTGTATTATGACCAACCGCAATATCTGCACCATCAGGAGAAAATGCAGCGCCATTTCCTGTGCTGGTTGGCAATGTGCCTGGATTGCTGTACTTCGTACCGAAGCCAGCGCTCCAAGGGTATGCCGCAACAAATGGCGTGGAATCATGAGCAATAGCAATATGCGCCCCGTCTGGCGAAAACGTAACAAAGTTTCCATTTCCTCCCGGCAATGTCCCTGGATTGCTGTACTTCGTACCGAAGCCAGCGCTCCAAGGGTATGCTGAAACGAATGGAGTACTTGTGTGTGCAACAGCAATATGCGCCCCATCTGGCGAAAACGAAACACTGTCAGATGTTCCTGTTGGTATCGTACCAGGGTTGCTTGCTTTCGCTCCAAATCCAGAGTTCCACACATACGCATGAACGCGAGGCGACGAATCACTCGCAAAGGCAATATACTTCACCTGCGGCGGCGCAACATACCAAAATCCTGCTTTCCCTCTCATATCTATGTGGTTATGTCGCCTACCGCCACCCAAGTGTCGGTGTCGCGTTTTATGAGAGTTGCAATTGCGTATTGCCCGCCTAATTTCGTTCCGTTCCGGCTGTTGATCGTAACGCCTGAACCTGGTGCAAGTGTGACTTGTCCAGCGCCAAGTTGGCACAGGTCTATGTGTGTGCCTGTGGCGTATGCTACCGATGAATTTGGCGGAACGGTGAGCGTTATTGCCGAGGCGTTGCTGAGCGTCACGAGCTTTCCTTTGTCCGTGAGGACAAGGGTGTAGGTCGTCCCGGTCTGTGCGTTAATCGCTTGCGCGGTGTCGAAGTCTCCATCGTTGCCTTGTGTTCCTTGTGCACCCTGGGCGCCTTGCGTGCCGGAACCGGTAACGCCCTGGAAACCCTGGTTGCCTTGCGTTCCCTGTGTTCCCTGGAATCCTTGAGGCCCTTGCGCACCTGAACCGGTAAGCCCTTGGAATCCTTGGTTTCCCTGGAATCCCTGCGGCCCCTGGCTACCAGTTGCCCCGGTAACGCCCTGAAAACCCTGGTTGCCCTGGTTGCCCTGCGCTCCAGCAGCCCCGGCAACGCCCTGCGCGCCTTGCGCTCCTGTGCTGCCCTGCGCTCCAGTATTCCCGACAGCTCCCTGCACTCCCTGCGCTCCTACGGCACCCTGCACGCCCTGCGCTCCGGTATCTCCCTGCGGCCCGGTTGCGCCGGTATCGCCCTGCGCCCCGGCATCGCCCTGCGGGCCCTGGCTACCAGTTGCCCCCTGCACGCCTTGGCTCCCGGTTGCGCCCTGCGGCCCGGATGCTCCCTGTGCCCCGGTATCACCCTGCGCCCCGGTATCGCCCTGCGGGCCTGTGTCGCCATTATCCCCGGCAACTCCCTGCGTTCCCTGCGGCCCGGTTGCGCCCTGCGCTCCAGTTGCTCCCTGGCTTCCGGTTGCCCCCTGTGTTCCCTGCGATCCGGTAACGCCCTGCGGGCCTGTTGCGCCTGTATCGCCCTGAAATCCCTGGTTGCCCTGGCTTCCGGTAGCGCCCTGCGCTCCAGTTGCGCCTTGGTTTCCCTGGTTGCCCTGAAAGCCTTGGTTTCCCTGGTTGCCCTGCGCTCCAGTTTCTCCGGTTGCTCCCTGCGCGCCGGTTGCCCCCTGAAAACCTTGCGGCCCCTGGTTGCCAGTTGCGCCAGTATCCCCGACATCGCCCTGTGGCCCCTGGCTGCCAGTTGCGCCGGTTGCTCCCTGCGCGCCGGTTGCTCCCTGGAAACCTTGGTTGCCCTGGTTGCCCTGCGCCCCGGTTGCGCCTTGTAATCCTTGGTTTCCCTGCGATCCAGTTGCGCCGGTAACGCCCTGAAAACCTTGGTTTCCCTGCGCCCCGGTTGTGCCGGCTGCGCCCTGAAATCCTTGGTTTCCCTGCGCCCCGGTTGCGCCCTGCGCTCCAGTTGCCCCGGTTGCGCCCTGCACGCCCTGCGGGCCTTGAATCGGCCCCACGTTATTCCATGATGCGCCGTCCCATGCGTAGCCATCGCCGTCCGCCTCAACTATATATAAGTCTCCGACACTTGCGCCGCCGGGCAAATCGCCTACGGTCGGCACTGTGCCCTTAAGTGTAATGCCTGTTCCTGCCGTCCCCTGAAAGCCTTGGTTGCCCTGGCTGCCGGTAGCGCCCTGAACGCCCTGGCTTCCGGTTGCTCCAGTTGCGCCCTGCGGGCCTGTTGCGCCCTGGAATCCTTGATTACCTTGGTTGCCCTGCGCCCCGGTTGCGCCTTGCGCTCCGGTAGCGCCCTGAAAACCTTGGTTTCCCTGCGCCCCGGTTGCTCCGGTTGCGCCCTGCACGCCCTGGTTGCCCTGGCTACCTTGCGCGCCGGTATCGCCCTGCGGGCCGGTAGCGCCCTGCACGCCCTGGCTGCCGGTAGCGCCCTGAACGCCCTGGCTTCCGGTTGCTCCAGTTGCGCCCTGCGGGCCTGTTGCGCCCTGGAATCCTTGGTTGCCCTGGTTTCCGGTAGCGCCCTGCGCTCCAGTTGCCCCGGTTGTCCCCTGGAATCCTTGGTTGCCCTGCGCTCCAGTTGCTCCGGTTGCTCCCTGGCTTCCTGTGCTTCCCTGCGCTCCGGTCACGCCCTGCGGCCCAGTCGTTCCGGTTGCGCCCTGCACGCCCTGGCTTCCGGTAGCTCCCTGCGCTCCGGTCAATCCCTGCGTTCCCTGCGGCCCGGTTGCCCCCTGCACGCCGGTTGCGCCGGTAGTTCCCTGGCTGCCCTGCGGCCCGGTTGCCCCCTGCGGCCCGGTTGCGCCGGTATCGCCGATGGCTCCCTGCACGCCCTGTGCCCCGGTGGACCCGGTAACGCCCTGCGGGCCGGTATCTCCTACGGCCCCCTGCACGCCGGTTGCGCCAGTCACGCCCTGCGGCCCGGCTGCGCCCTGCGCTCCAGTTGCGCCGGTTGATCCCTGCGGCCCCTGGCTGCCAGTGCTGCCCTGCACGCCCTGCGGCCCGGCGCTGCCCTGGTATCCTTGGTAGCCCTGAAATCCCTGGCTGCCCTGCGGCCCCTGAATAGGTCCGGTATTAATCCATGCCGTACCGCTCCAGCTGTAGCCGTTGCCGTCGGCCAATACCACATATAAATCGCCAATATCTGCACCGCCTGGCAGGTCGCCAACTGTGGCAACTGTGCCTTTTAGCGCAATACCTTGCCCGTCTGCGCCCTGCGCACCTTGCGCTCCCTGTGGCCCAACGTCACCGCCCAAATTAACGAGTAAATCGTCCTGCGATATTTCAACATATATATCAGACATTAGGATCTGGATTTAAGCACAGTGAACGGCCCTGATGTTATCGTACGAACAGACCCAGACGGGCGCACCCATTTAAGCGCATAGAAGTGCGTACCGACGGCTATGTCTGCCGTTTGGGCGGCTGTTATCGTTACCGATGCCACGCCAAGCGCAGACAGCGTTATTTGTGGCGAACCTCCAGAAGATGAAATAGTTAATACATTATCTTCAGTTGTAGTTGATTCAACGACTAACGTCATGACATTGCCGTTTACGGTCAGATCAACAGCCGATCCGCTCACAGTTATTGTAGCATCGAACTCGATACTATTCCCGCTTACCACCGTAATCGGAACCCCTGCCGGGATGACTTCAATGCTCGCTGCCATTTTATACGATTGTAAAGGTTACGGCTGAATTTTCTGTGATTGCTTCCAAGTAGTCAACTACTGCTTGCTCGCACAAGTTATAGAACTTCTCTACGTCATCCGCGCCGGACGGCGTTAATGCGTTTAGGGTTGCGTATGTTAGTTCGATGGTGTGCGTTCCGGCAATGTTGCCTGTGGTCACGGCTGTAGAGCCAAGCGCACGCATTTCTACTCGAACGATTGAATCATCATCTAAAACCTGCGGATAATGAAGGTGTCCAGGCTACTATAAAGAACCTTGCTGCCTGTGACGTATGTATAAGTTGCTGAAGCCGTTATCATATCAATATCCCATTACGTTAAAATATAAAACATACGCTGTTGATGCTGTTAACTGCCCGTTTGCTATGACAGTAAAAGACACTCCGCCAATGCTGCCAAGCGAAAATTTTGTTATTTCCCCTGCCGTTGTACTGTTCCCTGCGCAAAAAACCGGAAAGACATACCCAGGAAACGCTGTCGCAAATTGCACCGTAAAAATTGTCCCATTATTAACCGGAGAAGTGCCAGTTGTGAAAAAGTACGCAAAACCGTTTTGCGCGCCCAATACCGATATTCCAGTCGGTGTTGTTCCCATGCCTGTCCCAGGGGTGACCGTAGGCAGCGCTATAGTGTTTATGAACGTTCGCGCCCGCGTCGTATTTGTTACGTCAAGATCATACCCCGGAGCGTCGTTGTTTATGCCAACGCGGTGCGGGCTGTTGTTGGTCAGGGTAATTCCAGAGTTTGCTACATCCGAAGGTGTTGTTTGGTACTTGATTTTCAACTTATCGCTGTCGGAGTTATCAAGCCCAATCGAAAGCGTTGTAGCCCCGGAAACGGTAAATTGCAGCGCCGGATCACCCCCTGCCGATCCGCCTGTAACAAGCTGAAAAAACGTATTTGCGCCGCTGTTTACGTTGTTGACGTTCGATATGACGTTGATAAGGTTGCTGGATAAGTTACCCGCAATTCTTAACCCTTCAAGAAAAGTCCCTGTTGGAACCCCTACATGAAGCGTAGCGGATGGACTTGCTGTATTTATTCCAAGACGGTTATTCGTGCCGTCAAAATATAGCGGGCTGTCATCGCTGCCTATGGTGCTTGTTCCAGTCCATATTGCCAAGCGGTTAGTAACGCCAGTTCCGGTCACGCCAGCCGTGACGGTGTTAGAAAGAACGCCCCCGGATAACTGTAGCCCGGTGCCGACTGTCAACTCTTGCACATCGCCAGCGCTGCCAGCGCTTCGCCCCAATAAGCGGGCATCTGTGACGTTTTGTATTTTGGCATACGTTACGGCATCATTTGCGATTCCTGCCGTGGCAATCGTGCCAAATCCAAGATTTGTGCCAGATCGGCGCAATACTTCGCCGTCAACAGTAGCGGCAATGTCTGCCGGGTCGCCTGTGCTGTTTGCGCTACGACCAATCACAGACAATGATACACTATCCCGTAAATTTGTATTTGTTACCGCATTTGCTGCAATTGTTGCGGCAAACGAACCTGTACCGCTGCCTGTTACGTCGCCTGTTAGGGTGATCGTTTGATCCCCGCTATTAGTACCCGAAGTGTTGCCAAGAACAACCAGGTTAGCGTCCGTAACATAGCGCTTGTTGGTGCTATCTGCTATGTCCGCCGTAACCGCGTCCGCGCCTGCGGTTACCAGCCCTTTCGCGTCGTAAGTTATTTTTGTTTTTGTAGCGCCGGTTATCGCCGCGTTTTCGTCAACCTTGCCATCAAGCGCCGTTTGTAGGTCTGTTTGATCGGATAGCGTGCCGGTGATTGACCCCCACGCTACGCCCCCGCTTGGTGTTTCAGCCTGCCATCCGTTCGTTGTATCCCACGTCAATACCTGACCGTCACTAAGGCCGCTGTATGGCTCCCAAAGCTCGCTTGCATTATTCCAAATTAGCGTCTGCCCTTCAACCGTGCCTGCTGGCAAGTATGGCGACGGCGTGCCGCCCGTTTGGGTTTGCTTATTCATTACGCTGTAGAGAATAACGCACCCGGTCGGTATGTCTTCAGTTGTCGTAATGCTGTTAATCGCTATGGCTGTGTCGCCATTCTGCGAAGTGGTGGAAACCCGTACGGGGTAATGCTTTCCAGTGGATGGGTTAATTATGAACAGGTTGTCATCAACCAGATACGCGCCTGCCGGTATTGTTTCCCGTACGGGTATGCTCGTAACCGTTCCGGCTGTGATTGTTGATCCGACAAAATTGGCAGTTAACGCGGTTAGCGCGTCTTCAACCTTTATGCCTTGTTCCCCGACGGTCTGGCTGAATTTGCCCGGCGGCAATGGCGACTGAAAGCCGAACGGGTTTAATATCGTGCCGCCAAATCCGCCAGCCTTTTTCTTGATTGGTAATGTCGTGACATTTGTCAGGTTAAGTCCCGCCTCTACCCATGTTCCCGACATTATCATTTCACGCGAAGAAAATGACCCGCGTAGCATTAACCAGGCGCTATCATCGTAATCGAACGCAAGGCGCGAAGATGCCATAGCAGACTTTGTAAGAAATTGACCGTTGTACAATTTCTGCGCATACGACATTAACCCCATCGCCTGCGTTGCCCAAAGTTCGCCAAATTCGAAGTTATCCGCGTCCGTGCCGCGCCGCCAAGTAGCCCCGCTATCCGTCCATGTGGATAGGTTCGAAGTGGTTTCTAACTTGCTTTCGCACCACGATTGCACGTTTGATCCAAACGACATATCGAACTCCACGCCGTTTGAATTGCCTACCGTGTCGTTTTCTACCTCGTACTCCCGCGACAACTCGAAAAAGCTATCTTCGTCGTCTGTGTCGAGAATATAAAATTGCGGGTTTTTAACCTGCCAGAAAATTAAGTCTTCGCCAATTATCGGCGTTTCGTCAAGTTCGTACGCCCCAAGCGGAATAAAAGCAACTAAAATATCGTGCTGCCCTACGGGCATTCCGTTGATAGTGATATTTACGTATTCCGTGTAGTTTATGAGTGTGTTGACCTGGAAAGGCGAACTGATTTCGTAATACGCTGTGCCGACGGTATTCCACGAATATGGCTCCCGTTTGATTTGCTGCAAAAAATTGCCCTGCGCATCCTGCACGCTATACATTTCGCTGTCAAGTTCCTCCCCGTTTTTCGTAACGCGAATACCGAACTTGTACCGCCAAGGCACGGTATAAATATCGTTAAGGTCAACGTTGAACGATATTTCCCCGCGTACAACAAACCGCGTGTCCGCGTCTGTAGCTACGTTTTTGATCGTGACAGACTGTATTTGCCCGCTGTTTATAATCCATTTCCCCTCGTTGCCTTCGACCTGGTTCTTGACAATTACATGGCTCCAATCCGCCACAACGCGCCGCGCCGCTGGCAAATACGAAAACGAGTTTCCGGTTAGCTTTTCATTTACCGTTCCCTGCTTGATAAGCACGTCGCTCGACATTGTGTTTGTCGAACTACGGAGCGTGCCGTCGTAGCTAAACCGGCGCTCAAAGTGGGTATCCTGGTTGCGCTCTGCAATCTGGATAACGTAGTATTTCCCATTCGAATGAAAAAACCGGCATTGCCAATTTTTCATTATCTTTTCAAGGACTTCAAAGCACGAATCGAATTTCCATTCTTGGACGTTGTTTGACTTGTTACGCTGCGCAAATACTTGCCCGTTCACGCGAGTATAAGCAAGCGGGCATTTTGTTGCCGTCGGGGCACCTATGATGCTGTCCACCCAGTTTACCGACGTAAGTAGGTACTCGTCCGTGCTGCCGTAGTACGTCGTGTGGAGCGTGCCTTTTGTCAGGCAATTAAGGATGTGCGTAATGAATGATTCTTGCTCTATCGGCTCTGCCGGGTCAGCCCCGTTGTCGTAGTCTATTTTCTTTAGACGGGCAATTCCGTCCGTCGCGGTGATGCGGAAAGCGTACGGCGTTTCCATGTCATCGAAAGCGGACAAGTCCGGCAAAACATAGCCAACCCAATACAACTCATCACTGATCCCAGCGTTTCGCACCACTTTCATGGTGAACCGTTCCTCCCCGCTGTTGATTAGGTCAAGGCCAAAGTCCCGTATTTCGGCCTCCGTTCCTGACGTAACCACCGCCGTAAAAGCCAACTGACTGCCCATAACGGACGACAAAATATCCTCTGATCCGTCGTAGGTTAGCGTGAACCCATCCGAAGCCGCGTCCACGGTCGTAGCCGCGCCCGCGTGGTCGGCATCGTCAATGTACACCTTGAAGGTGACATTCTTAATAGACGGGAAAATGCAGCTAAAACGTGTTGCCATTATCGTGTCCGCGACCTCCGGGCGCTTGCTCTATCGAGTATAAATTGCAGGTCATCCCCCTTTACTATTGCGACAAGTTCGCCGCCGCCAGAGACCGCGCTTTCTTCGCGGTATATCTGTCGGAGTTTATTTTCCGGCGCAATGATTTCGGGGTTGGTTGAAGCGTTCGCGTATTCTCCCATAAGGCCAAGCGTAGGCGTTTTGATTACGCCGCCTGTGGCGAAGGCCGGTATTTTAATTTGCGCAAGTTTCTGCGACGTTTGAGCAAATGTGTTTTGTTCGCTATCGCCTTGCGTGACGTTGTTGAAAACGTTGTAGTTGTTATTCGTTACGCTGTTAGATGTGCTGGAAGCGCTACTGTTGTCGTAAACGTCACTACGATTGTTTGTAACGCTGTTTGCCAAATTGCTTATTGCATTACTGATATTTGTCAGTGCAGTAGATGACTTTTCCTGCACCGCAGTTGTGTTTATTTCGTTGACAACCTTTGAAAGTTTAGCCTCTGACTTGCCCAACTCTTTGCTAAAAATACTTGTAAGCTTGTTTTCCGGCGCAATGATTTCGGGGTTGTTTGCCGCGCCGGGGTATTCCCCGACAAGGCCCAAAGTAGGCCCGTGGACAACGCCGCCTTCGGCGAATTTTTGAGCCTTGATCGCTCCAACCTGTGCAAGTCCGGCAGCCGAGGCAAGGCCAGCCAAGGCAAAGTTAAATGGAGGGATGGTTGAAGAAAGCGCTTTTGTGACTGCCAAAGCTGTGTCAATTAGCGCTTTACCGATAGCTATGCGCTGTTCTTTCCGCGCCACCTCTTTGTCTATCGCCTCCTTTTTTCCGGCAAGTTCCTGTTGTAGCTTTTCGGTTAGTGCAGCATTGCCTTGCGCAGCCTCAAACTTTGAAGCGTATTCTTCGTCAAGTAGCGCCTTTTCTTCGCCTGCCCGCGCCCGTTGTATAGTTAGGATACTGTCGGCAATGCTGGCGGCTGTGCTTATTGCCGCATCAAAAACCTGCTGTTTTGCTGCCTTTTCTTCTTCAGCGCGTGCAAGTTCTTTTTCGTGCGCCTGCTGCCGCTTGTCATCAATAAAATCAATTGCAGCGCCTTGCAATTCTTTCAACGCTTCAACCGACGCTTCCGCGCCTGTTGTGTCTATGCTAACCACCTGCCCAGGAATATCCAGCGAAGGCAGCGCCGTAGGTGTAGCGGATATGCCTAATTCCTGCTGTGTCTTGTTCTGAACTGTGAAGCCTTTGGCCGCGTCTTCGCGCAAGCCTTTCAGCATATTGCGCAAGTTCTCAACTTCCTTGCTGTACGGCTTAAACCCGCCCTCAATAAGCCGTTCAATCTGGCTTTCGATTTCGCGTGCCTGCTCGGTCATTATGTCGCTGCCAAGCACGTCGCCTTTTTCGACAACGGCGTTAATCGAAGCCAGTGCATTTTTATACAAGTCTGCCGAACGCTTTGCTCCAGAAAACGACTCTTTGCCGCCTTTCTCCATTTGCGCCCAACGCGCTTCCAATTGTTCGGAAAACTTCAACGCTTCGCGCTGCGCGGGTGTCATGTCTTCCAGCGCGTCCTTTGCATCTTCGATTGCCTGCCGCTGATTTGTCAGCGCGTCAAACGATTTTTTACTTGACTTTTCGCCGATCCCAAACGTTGTATCAAACTGCGTGGCAAGTTCGCCAGCCGTTTTTGTGGCGTTCTTTACGTCGTTTTCGAGTGCCTTAATTACATCGGCAACCACTTCGGCACGTGCGCCCGCCTGAACAAAAGATTTTTCGAAGTCGGTGCCAAATAGCGACCTGCCAGCCGTCTTTACTTCTTCGCCGCTCAACGCGGCAAACCCCTGTTGGCGTAGCTGCGTAATGCGTAATTGTGCCTGCGCTACCTTGTTGTATTGGCCCTCGACGGCAATAGCCTTTTGGCGTTCGGCAACGCCTTTTAGGATTTGGCTGTTTAATTGGCCCTGAATTTCGGTAAGTGCCGTAAGGCTCGCCCCTTCTAAATTGACGTTCCGAAGGTAGTCCGGGTATGTTTTTTGCAACTCCTTAACCGCCGCTGTGCGCTGGTCGGTTGTGGCAGTTGTGCTTTTAAGTATGTCGAAGTTCTTGTTTAGCGCCGCCGTTTCGCGCCCTACTTCCTCATTTACTTTCTGCTGTGCATCGGCAAAAATGCGTTGGCTTTCTGTTACGTTGTCTGTGGCACTCGAATAGGCGTAAAGCGCCGCGCCTGCGGCCAAAACGATGCTGGTAATGGCGATAAAGATGTTCGCCTTCATTACCGTGTTCAGTTTCGAGAACACGCCAATAGTTCCAGTACCGGCTGCCGACATCACCTTAAACGATTCCGAAACGCGCAAAAACGCCGCGTAAACGGTCGTACTTGCTGAAAATAGCAATGAAATGCCTTTAATGGCCGGGCCAAGCGCCAACGCAAATGCGGCTACGCTCAAAATAGCCGCCTGCGTTGACGGCTCCAAATTTGCAAAGCGTTCCGCAAGCCCTGTTACCCATGCCGCAAAAGCGTCAAGATTCCCGGTTACGTTAAACGCGCTGTTTAGCGCGTCGCCTATTTTTGCCGCTGCTGCTTTGATTGATACGCCCGCATTTACGATGCTGTTTGTGATCCCGCCGGCGGCACGCGGAACCTGCTGCATCCGGTTTGTAAGCCGGTCAACAAAGTCCTCTGCCGATACGCCAAGCGCCCGCAATGCTTCAGCGGACGTTGTGCCAAATTCGTCCTTCAACACCCGCGCAAGCGAGGGCATATTCTCCAGGATAATACTTAAGTCTTCCTGTAGAATCCGGCCCTTACCTATGATCTGTGTAAACTGCTTTGTAACCGCGTCAAGTTGCTCCGCGCTGCCGCCTGAACTTGCAATTTGATTGCCAAGTTCCTGAATAACAAGCCGCGCCTTTTCGGCACTTAACCCGACGGACTGCAACCGAACAGAACCCTTTACTGCCTGTTCAAAGTCAATGCCAGGCGCAAGCGCAACCTTTTGCAGCGCGGCCACCTCGTTAGCGGCCTCCTGTGATCCGCGCCCAACGCTTTCCATCGTTGCGGTCATGGCAAGGCGCAATGATTCAAACTCTCCAGCGGCCTTAATAGCGCCTATGCCAATAGCAGCAAGAGGAACGGTAAAAGCCAACGACATCCGCTCCCCAATATCACCCATGCGCGTAGCAACGCCCTGCATCTTCTTTTCGAAAGCAGTTAGTTCCTTCTCAAAATCCTTTGAGAGCAGCCCTAGTCGTACGTTAAGTTGTGCTATTGTTGCCACGTTCCAAACTTTCGAACAATCGCCGGGCGTTGTCCTCGATGAACTTAATTTGTTCCTGCGAAACAGGCTCTATTTTCGGTACTGTGTCCCAGGGGAGCGGCCAAAACTTGCGAAGGCTTGTATTTGGCTTCAGGTTTGGCCCTGAAATAAGATAGGCCACCGCCCGCGCCAATTCCGCCGATTTTCGCTGCCCTTTTCGCCATGCGTGGAACTGCCGAGGGGTCATTTCAAGAAATTCGCCCTCTTTTAGTCCGGCTTCCGCTGCTATGTCAAACAGCGCGTACCAGTCTATTGTGTGGGGGTCGCTTTTAGCGGGGTCGCCTTCGGTTTCCCCGCCTTCGCGTTTCCCTCGTCATCCGGGAAAGACTTGGTAAACGTCATCATTACGCGCTCCAAAATTTCAGGCTTTTCGTCGATCCAGTCGGCTACGTCGTATTTGTCGAAGTCAATGTTTTGCTTTGCGCTTCGATGCCCACAAACTAAGCCGAAATAAACCAAGTCCGTCATCACTGTGACGGAAGCCCCGCCAACGGTGCCGAACTCGGCGAAGTCTGCAAGGGCTTTGCGTCCGGTCTGCTGTTCGTATTCCAGCAGACCGGCCCAACCAAAGCGTACAGGGCGCAAAGCGCCTCCAATTTCAATTTGTTCTGTCATTGTTTTGTTGTTTTAAGCAATTAAGAAAGCGTGTAGCCGATCAATTCGCCGGTGCCAGTCAACGTGAAGCTGAACGTTACCGCCGCATCGTTGCCGCTGGAGGTTTTCGTCAGTTCCGTGACATAGGCGGTGCCGTACTCGCCACGGTCGCCCGTGTTGGCGGTTGCAATCATGTAGGAATTTGCCGTCTGCGCCTTCCAGCGTGCATCCAGTTCCCAATATCCAAATGTCGCATCTTCAGCGAAGTTTCCGCTGCCGGTCATGCTCCACGACTTTGTGCCGGGTCGGACTTCCGACCACGCTCCGCTATCTTTGCAGGTCGTGTCGAAGGTTGCGGTTGATTTGGATAGTTCTGCGTCAATCAGGCAGGTAAATACTACCGGCGTGAACGAGGGAGAATTTCGAACGTAAAACGTCATGGCCTTAGCCAAGACTGTTCCTGAAGTTTGTGCCATAGCTTATTTTTTATGCGTTGTAGTTGCGGTTTCATATTCAGGAAGAACGGCAAATTTTGGTTGCCCTTCCAATTCTTCCATAATTGGCACAAAGCACTCTGTTTGAATGCGTTGCCCGTTTTCGTATTTCAAAGGGCGGATGTGGTCGCCTACCTGGACGGCAATAAAAGCATCAATGAGCCTTTGCCCGTCGCCGTCTGTTGTGCCGATGACGTTGCCGACCTTGTACTCTTCGTGGTTTTTAATAAATTGTATTTTCATCGTTTCAGCGAAATGTGATATTCTGTTATTCTCCTAAAAATGTCCGGGCGCTCAACGTACCCATCCATTTCATTTGTATAAGTGATTCCGGCCACCGTTGTCGTGCCTCCACCCGTAAGCGTGACCGTTCCGCTGTAATTGTCCAGCGCCGTGCGGATTGCCGCGCTTGCCGCTGCTGTGGCTGTGTAAGTTGACCCGTACACGTCCACCTGAACGAGCGCAATATCAAGGTTAGATACTTCGCGCTTTGTCGTTGTTGCTCCAGGGTTTACCAGATTCACAACGACACACGGGTAGGCGGTTTCCTGCTTTGCTACGCCGGGGTAAACCCGGCCTGCGATTATCGCGTTCGCTGTGGCGTTTGCCGCTATAAGTACCGATACTATTCCGCTTACGTTCACCGCGCTATTTTTTTGGCGTAGTTATCAATACTATTTTTCAACTCTTTTACGGCAATGCTCAACGCCGCAGGGCCTGCTGTCTGAACCGCTGGCCTTACAAATGGCTGTGGCATTTGGCTCATCGTTCCATACTCAACCCAGTGCGCGTAGTAGCCGTCTGTTTTGTTTCCTGCGAACATTCCGCCGCTACCGCTTTTGTCCAGCTTTGGCCCCACAAACACCGCCGCAGAACGGCGAAACTGTAGGGTTTTTATGGATCGCCGAAGGTTGCCAGGCTTGTACGTCGCTACTATTTTGCCACCTTTGTACCTGTAGTGTTCACTGTCAGATTCCGGCGCATTTGCCTTTATCGCAGAAACCAACGGCTTTGCCGCAATACGAAATGCCGCTTGACTTTCCTTCTTGGTGTTGTTCGCTACCGCGTTCAACTTGCGTACAAGGTCATCAATTTCTTTTTGTAGGCTCATTTGCGCGTTTCTGCTGTTAGTTTCAGGTATTGTTTTCTGCCGAATTCGGAAATCCGTTCAATATCGTATATCTCCGATCCGTACAAAATCCGCGAAACAAAGTCCACACTGTCGAGGTGACGAATCGTGAAAATTGCCCGCCGTCGGGCTATGTTCAATTTGTCGGCTGTTTCTTCATCGCTGCCAGTTATCGGATATTCGATAGCCGCCCAAACAGTTGCCAAGGTTGTCCACGTTTCAATCGGCTCGCTGTACGCATTACCGGCAAAAGTGCGCTGCTGTAGCGTTATCCTTCGATCTAATTTCCCTGGATTGTCCCCCTTCAGCATTAGATCAAATTTGAGCGGCTCGTAAATGCTAACCATGCCGCCGTGCGAACGCCGGGGGTATTTCCGTTTAGCGGCATATCTTCCCGGCGTTCGTAAAGTAGTGCGGCTGTGGTTAGGATAGAGTATTTCAGTTCGTCAGGCACAGACGTTGTGGTGCTTGCGCCTGCCGTGTAGGTTATCGTAAGAGCGTTGGGGTAGTCTCCGATTTCGGGCCAATCCACATCCGGCACAATCGCCACGCGGGGGGTCATGCCTACCGCGTCAAGACGGTAGTTATCACTCGGCCAGCTTTGCGCGGCGCCGTCTGCGTCAATGTAATTGAACGCCGTGACGGCGTTTGCCGGGTAAATAGGCAATTCAAAACAGCCCGTTTGCGGCCACCTGTCCCAATACGCTTTTACTGTCTGCGAAATTAGCGCCCGGCCCGTCTCTTTCTCTACCTTGTTTGTGGCAGCCGAAAGCATCGCCAAAATGGCGCTGTCTTCGTCGTTGCCGTCAACGCGGAGATGTTCTTTGGCTTCTTCCAAAGAAACAGGCAAAAGAGCCGGGCCGGTGCTGATCTCGTATTTCATGTTTTAGCTCGGGTGTACGCTGCTCGAATAGCAGAATGCCGCGCCGTGTTCGACGGCCATATCGTGCCATGTGTTCAGCACGACTTGAATGGTAGCCTCCTTCAGGCGCGTGTACGGGTCGGTTGTAATTTCCATACCGCCCCATTGGCCTACCAAGAGTTTCGACCAGTTGCCGAAAAACATATAGTGGCTACCTGCCGACGTTGGAACAAGGGTAGATGTCAATGCGCGGTATCCGTTGATGCTGCCGTTCCCGGTGTTGCCGCCTTCCCAGATGAAGCCGTTGCCAGCTACATCACGTTTTACTTGCTTCAGAACGCCCGCAATTTGCGGGGTCGTCAGGTAGGCAAGGTTGCCAAAGGCTGCGTTGTCCGCCGATATTTCGGTTTCAAACTGCACAATCTTTGCCCACGTTGGGGAACCGGCAATGCTTACCGTATTCACTCCAGAAGTGCCAATGATGCCCGTAGGGGCGCTGCCGGACTGCGGGGAAATAGCCGCAACGTCGAGGGCGTTGTCCCGTGCGTTGAGCAGGCGACCGCGTACAAAGTTCTCCATGCTTATCGTGCTTTGGCGCATTACCTGCATGGAAATTTCCGTGAACGCTGCAAGGCGCTTCGGAGACATTTGGATCCGGTCAAAAGTAGGCGACGTTTCATCGGCTGCGCCCTGTTCAGCTTCCCACACAGCGGCGGCGGCTGCATCGTTGCGCGGCCAATCAATGTTTCCACTCAAACCGTTCAGGAACGTAGCGCCCAAGCGGGTCAAAACGCCTTGAGGGTCAAGAAACGGGATAAGCGTGCCAATATCGGTTTGGATGGTGTAGCCGCCTGCTGTGGTCGTGCCTGCCGTCATGTCGCGTTGCTCCTGTATCATTGCCGGAACAAGAATCCCGCCACCGTAGCCGCTTACGCCTGCTGCACGCATTTCTTTCTCAGCTTCCTGGTGCATTTCCGAAACGAGGCCAGTTGCCCGGCCTTGCCCGGCTGCTGCCCGGATCGCATCCATGAAGCGGTAGTTTTTGCGGACAGTTTCAACGCTGTCGCCAGTTTGGCCGACATAGGCCACATTTACCGGCGCTGCCGTTGTGGTCGTTGTTTGCCAGCCGGTTGACCGGGATTCAACGTCTAACAGCGTTTCAAGGCGCTGCACTTCGGCTTCTGCTTGCGCCAATTCGGCCTGTTTGGCATCCATCGCCGGGCCGTCGGTTGCCTCCGCAAAAGTGCGGTTTTGGATTTTTTCGCCGAATGCTTTAAGCTGCTCCAGCGCGGCGGCGCGTCGTTCCCGTGCCTCCTTCAATAGTTGTGCGGTTTGCATAACTGTTTTTGTTTTAAGTGTTCGGATATAGCGCAAGTGTGGCTTTTAGCTGCAAGCCGCGCTGGTTCAATTTTTCTTCGTTTTCGTCGGATTCGCTGAAATGCTCCAAAGAGCGTTTTGCAACCGACGTATCCGGGTTTGCCGGGAATGTGACGGCGGACACATCGAATACGCGCCCAACGCGCTTAATCACCCGGTGATCTTTGCCGTTCTCGCGCCGCCATTCGTCGCCGTTGTCGTTCTGATCCACGCGGAGCATGAAGCCCCAGGAACTTTGTGAAATATCGCCGCGCTCGATGGAAACGGCAAGGTCACGCGCTGCCTGCGTGTCTGGCAAATCAACCTCGTACAATAGCCCCGTGTCATCACTCAACAGGCGAAGCGTGCCGGAAGTAGTGCGACCAAGTACGATATTCGCGTCATGGTTTAGCAGCGCCCGGACGTCGGTCATGTCCGATTCGTTCAGCGCGTCCCGGTGTATTTCCTCAGTGAACCACCCCATATTGTAGCGGGTGTTCCACTTCAGCGCGTATCCGCGTAGCTTTTTGCCGCCTGTTTCGGTTGCCCGAACTTCGACAAGTTCACCGACGGCGCGGCGTTCAATGTCAGGCTGTTGCACTTTCTTCAGGCTCATCGTCTGTATCTTTTTCCGCTTCGCCTTCGCTTTGCGGGGTTTCTGTTTGTTTGTTTTTGCCTTCTAAAATTTCGGCAAGCATATCCATCGGGGCCATGTTCTGTTGGATAAACAGTTGGTCGCCACCTTCGATGCGGTTTAGGTTCTTTTTGCCTCGCACCTCGTTCGGGGTCATCCATCCATTTTGGATAGCACTGGCAAAAAACGTTGCCTGGCTCACCATGTCACCCATTTGCAGGGGAGACAAGTCGAAAGCAAAAAAGCGGCGGCGGTTGCGCACTTCCGACGTGGTAAAGCATTTCGACGTAATTTCTTCTTCGATCTTACGCGCCCACGGTCCAAGGCAATGCACCACAAAGTCTTGGTTTTGCTGCTCCATGTTCGAAAACGTGGAGCGGTCAAGCTGCGACAGCAGGTGCAAAGGCACTTTGAAAATCTGACTAACGTGGATCGTTGTGAGGTTGGAAAAGTCCACAACGGCAGCATCCTTCGGGCCTGCCTGCACCGCCTTAAAATCGGCTCCGGCATCCAACACCATGAAACTACCAGCGTTGCGGCTTCCAGCGTGTTGTGTTTCGAGTTTGCCGCGTAAGGCTTCGCGCTGCTCTTTTGAAAGCGGGTTCGGATATGTGATAAGCCCGCCCACGCTTGCGCCCTTCTCAAACCATGTGTTTGAGTATTGCTGAGCGCCAAGTGCCGTGTCGAAACTGCTGCTGTGTACCAACGTCACACGCCGCCCAGCTACGCCGGTCATGGTAACGCCTTTGACGTGTATCATGTCCGTTTCCGGTAGCAGGATATTTACCGGGCGCTCGTTGATCGTGCCGCAAACGTGGTAGAAGAGTTGGCCGTTGCTGGAAAACTTCAACGTAACGTATTCCTGCGGCACAATTTCAAGCGCCACGGGGCGCGTTGTAGCGCCGTCACGCCACACAATGGCGTAACCGTTACCAAGGCAAGCGTTTGTTACCAGCGCCTGCAAAAAATCAAATGTCGTGTAATGTGGATGGGGGCGGCTGCCAAGCAATTGCGCTACGGCGCTGCTGTTGTCAGGGAAAACGTCGCCGTCTGATTCCCGGTAAAATACGCCCCTGTTGAGTGATGCGATACCCTCCGAAATGTAGCGTATTGCCGCCCATGCGGGCGGTATCGAAAGAACGCCGTTGTTGTTGGCGCTACCCGTGTGAAATTGCGACGGGTCAACGCCGAAATATGCAAGCAAAGACGGGTCGGTCAAGGTTAGTCCGCGTTGCTCCTGTGCAGGCGCTTGCGTAGTCCTTTTTATTCCGATTTCGTACCCGAAAATTTGCATACTGCAAAGGTGGGCAATAATAAGGCCGTACGGAATTTAGCCGCGCCAATGTAAATGCAAAAAAATAACGCTTCCCCGTTACCAGCGGAAAAGCGTTTTGTGGACGACAAACAAAAAACTTTGTCAATGTACCCACGTCGTTTTGCGATGACAAAGGTATATTGTTTTGCAAAAACTTTCAAATTTAAGTCCGAGTCACTTTTTTAATGTAGTCTGGATTATTCCTAACCTCATCTATAAATTCTTTCGAAAAACGATACTTTGCCGCCACATACATATTTAATTCAGGTATATAATTTTCATCACAAAAAACAAAGTCGAAAATATCGGCTTCAATTACTTCTTTTAAGAATTTTAAAGCGTCGTCCATAGCATTTAAATGCGTTTAGCAGGAACCCCGACGTATGTACCAGGCTCCGTTATATCTGAAACAACCACCGCGCCCGCGCCTATCACAACGTCATCACAAATCAACACTTTTTCACGGATAACAGCCCCGCTTCCGATGTAGCAGCGCTTACCAATAAACACATTGCCCGAAACGTGAACGCCGGGAGAAAGCGTCGTAAAGTCCCCTATGTTGGAATCGTGCATGACCGTACAATTTACGTTAATAATAACGTGACATCCAACCAATACGCAAACCGTCAACACCGCGCCTGGGCAAATGATTGTTCCGTCTCCACAAATCAAATCAATGTGTGTCCGGCCAAAGTTTAGCCGCGTCCACCGCGCTTCAAACGCGGCATCTATGCGCACCCGCGTAGCGGGGTCACCAATTGCAATGACCGCAGGCGACTTGTCGCACTCTGAAAATTCGTGACTTTCCAACAGGATAGCTTTACCGCAATTGCGCTGAAAAATGTACGCCTCAACTTCGCGGGCCATGCCGCCTTTGCCGATAATCACCATTGAATGTGAATTTTAAAGTACGTTTCCTTGCATTTCTTCCTATGCCGCCTGAACGATTCGCGGAAAGCGTCGTAAGAACAAAAGCGCATCAGTCCAGGGTGTTGCTCCCTGAAGTCATTTTCAACCCTTGCCCACGCTTCGCGGGGTTTCTTTACGTCGGCAAGGTGTTCCCCGTATCGGGCGAAGTAGTGGGAAGGAACGACAAGAGAGCAAGAATAGACTGCGCACGTTTCCCCGCTTCTGTGTACAGATTCGCATTCGTCCGTATGTACTCGCAACTCTGTTGCCATAATTCAACGCCTTTTTGATATTCTACAATTTCATTTGATGCGGTTTCCCATCCGGGTTTGCCTGCGTAGTTGGTAATGCAATAACCGCCGGATAGAGCTGCCTCGATTAGGGCAATATTGCTTTTGTGGTCGTTGAATGGGCAATTAACCATCGGTTTCCAAAAGCCGTTTATCTTCGATTGCACTACTTTTTCCAGATACTTCTGCGTGTCGGCCTCGTAAGGCACCGACATAAAGTTATCCCCATGCTCCAGCGGGGGCAACCACCCCAAAAACAGCCACTGTTTGGCTTTGTCTTTGTTTCGTTTGTACCAAGTTGCGCCAGCGTAGATCAGATCATGTACCTGGATAGAACGCCCGCGCCACGCGAACAAACCATTATCAGGCGCAGGCTCCGAAGGCAGCCATTCGGGCGGGATCGCATTTTTGGCAACTATTCCGCCGTTATGGTACGTTTCTAAGAACTTTTCGGTAGAAAACCAGAATAAATCCGCAATTTCAAGGGTTTTTATAGCCCTTTTATGCTGCTCGCTGCCATCCTTAAATTCATGGAACAGATCGTGAAAGTTGGGCAAACCAAGCAAATGGTCGTCAATGTCCACAATGATCTTTACACCCCAGCTTTTCGCCTTTTCCAAAAACTCGTTTATGTCCGGGCGGCTGCCCGGGCGGGCCACGATAATAGCGTCAAACCGATTCACGTCGCCAAAATTCAACTCCTTCCTTTTGTATTCGAAATCAAAAGTGTTAGGGTATAGTTTTTGGATTGCCTTCAGCGGCAACCACAAACGCCAATAGCCTACGGGGGTTAATACGGGATCTTCTAAAACAAGGACTTTTATCATTTTTATGGTTTAGATCATTATTAAGTCATCTTCAAATAAATACGATTTTTGTTGAGGTTCGCCCCGGTCTTTCAGCCATTGCCCCACCGCGTTAAGCATCGCGGCCACGCCGTCAATCTTCTCCGCACTTTTCCCCCGCGAAGGGTAGTAGTTGCCAGCCGCCGTCGGTGCCATAGTCACGTTGGCCATCATCCATCTCATAACCGGGTTTCCGCCATGCTGGATTGCTTCGGATAGCGCCAGGCGTTCGACAAACTTGGCAGGCGGGGTAAGCCAAAGCGGGGCCTGGCTGTAAACCTCCATGCGTACGCCATTCTCCAAAAGCAAAGGCGTAAGGTAATGGCTTAACGCCCGGTCGTACCCCACGCCAACGACATTGAAAGGCGCAATGTGTTCGAGTATGTCGTTTAGAATTTGGTCGTAGTCGGTCACGTTTCCGGGGGTGCTTTTCAAAAAGCCGCTGCGCTCCCATTGTTCAACAAAAGGGCGCTTGCTGTGGTGTTTTTCGATTGCTTCCTCCGGCAACCAAAACCAAGGCAGCACATACGCTTTGTCACCCTCGAAACGCGGTGGAAAGAACAGCGCAAAAGCATTGAAGTCGTTTGTATTTGCCAAGTCCAAGCCGCCCCAACACTCCCGGCCTTCCAGTTCTGAAATGTCGAACGGCTCCGCGCCTTTCATCCAAATGTCATCAGGTATCCAGCCATCTTGCGAAGCGTATTCGATGTTTAGGTTCTTGACTTTGAAATCAATTTCCTTTTGCTGGCCACCCGTTGAAATTTTGTTGTACTCTGTTTCAAGTCCGGTTAGGCTCAACGATATGCCAAGGCCGGGGTTTGGTTTACCCCATACGCTTCGGTCTTGCCAGTCGTCTTCTTCATCCAACTCGTATATAAATGCGAGCAGTTCGGGGTTGTCCGCTACGCCCAAAAGCATATTCTTGCACCCCTTCAAAAACTCGCTGTTAGGTCCAAGCGGTTTGTATCCTGCTGTTGTAATGATCCACGTCATCGGGTCGTCAACTTTAACCATACCCGATTCCATGACGTTCATCATTTCGTCGTTATCCCATGCGTGGTATTCATCTACCAGTACAAAGGCCGGGCTTGCGCCGTCCTCGCTCTGGCTGTCCCGCCCCAAATACGATACCCAGGAAAGCCGATCCGTTCGGCTCACTCTACTGGACGTGTGGCCCTTCGGGATATTGATAAGCGGGGAAAGGTCTGGGTTGTCCTGCACCAAATATTCCAGCGTCTTGCGCTGCCGATCCCATCCAATTTTAGCCTGATCCTTTTTTGTGGCAACCCAATACACCTCCGGGTCTGCAACCCCATCGAACAAAAACCCGATCACGCCGATAGTTACCAGGTTGGCCGTTTTGGCGTTGCCGCGTCCTACTTTGCAATACACTTTGCGGAACCGCTTACCGCCGTCAATGCGCCTCCAACCAAAGGCCATGTACACGATTGCCGCCCACCAGGGCATTATGTCAAAGGCTTGCCCGGCCTCTTTGCCCTTGCTGAAACGAAACAGGCTGTAAAGCGATAAAATCCGATCTGCCTCCGATTCGTTGAAAACGTAAGTGAAACATGGCGTATCCTGTTTTTGCAATTCGGATAAATGCCGATCCACCGCAAGGCGCATCCACTTGCAAACAAGGATTTCCCCGCTTGCAATTCCGTTTATGTACGCCGTTGCGCGTTCGATCATACCGCCTTTTTAATGCCTCCTTGCATGGCTTGTAAGATTGCCGACGGGGCTGGTTTGTTTTCCTGCACTTTGATGCTCTGCCGATCACGGGGGGAGAAACCGAACTTTTCGCCCATCTGCCGGACGTTCTTTAGCGCCTCCACATAAATAGCGTGGTTGGGATTTTTGATCGGCTTCAGGTATGCGCCCGTATCAATCCAAAGCACGGTGCCTCGTTCTTTCAAATCGCGCATCGCGTCTGCTGCGATAAACCAGTTCTCCACGTACGTCAAAAGAAAGTCAGTATCCAGGTTGTGCAGAATTTTGGCGTTCAAAATCTTTTCTCCGATATCGTTCCACTTGTTTTTGTGGCGAGTGTCGAAGTGTTCAGGTGCAGGCGGAACGCCATCCGCTGGCGGCAAAACCGTTTCCATGCGCGTCGCATCGCGGTCTTTGCGAGACGTACCAAGTGCCTTTTTTTCTGCTGCCGATTTAACCTTTCCTGTCCGGGCCATAAATGTTTTGCGTTTGACTGTATGTGCGCTGTGGA